ATCGCCAGAGCAGTATGATGATGGTGGCTTCTCAGGCGGATCCCTTGAGCGCCCAGCTCTTAACCGCCTCATCAATGATATCAAGGCCGGAAAGGTTGATGTCATCGTTGTTTATAAGATTGACCGCTTAACCCGATCACTGGCCGATTTTGCGAAGCTGGTCGATGTGTTCGATGAATATGGCGTGACCTTTGTTAGCGTGACGCAGAGCTTTAACACCACCACATCGATGGGGCGGCTCACCCTGAATGTTTTGTTATCCTTCGCTCAGTTTGAACGCGAAGTTACCAGCGAACGCATTCGGGACAAGATCGCTGCTAGTAAGGCCAAGGGCATGTGGCAAGGCGGTCGAGCGCCATTTGGCTTTGATATTGAAAACCGCCGCCTCATCACTAATGTAGATGACGCGCCTATAGCTAAGCAGATCTTTGAGTTATATTTAGAGCTTGGCAGTGTCCGCGCATTAGAGGCTGAACTCAAAAGCCGCGGCATTAAAAGCAGGGAACGTATTTCAGAAAAGGGACGGACATATGGTGGTCAGTATTTTGGCCGCGGCGCGCTTTATGGTTTGCTGAGCAATCCCGCCTACATCGGTAAAATATCGCATAAAGGAATAATCCATGAGGGTCTTCATGATGGCATTATTCCACAAGATATATGGGATACGGTGCAGGCAAAGCTGCAGGAACAAGCGCCTCACCCTCGCGGCCAGACAAACACTCGTCACAGTAATTTACTGACGGGTAAAATATTTGATGAAGATGGTGCGCCATACACACCAGTGTTTACAAAGAAGAAAGGTAAACAATATCGCTACTACCTGAATAAAAGCCTCGATGATTACAAAAACCATCCCAAAGGTTTGATTGCCCGTTTGCCCGCACATGAAATTGAAGCCACCGTCGAAGCCATTATCAGAACGCACCTTTCTCACAAAAGTAAGCTATTAAAAATCCTCCCCCTTCATGCTGAGGATGACGACCATGTTATGCAGCATATTATCGATCATCAAAGCTCGATCCGTGCGGCGCAATTATTTAGTAAATCCATCAGCAAGGTCATTGTTAAGCGCAGCTCTCTGGTCATTCAAATTGACATCTCTGCTCTTCGTGATGTGATCTCAGAAAATTTAAAACTTGGCCTTCCTGAAATATTTAGTGAAGAAGTCATTGAACTCACCACGACTTACAAAACCAGAAAAGCGAATAGTGGTGCTGTTGTTATCGAGCCAGAGAAATATAGGGACCCTCTCGATCTGCCTCAAAATGAATTAGAAAACCTTGTTAAAGGTCTTGTCTGGCGCGAGGAACATTTTAGCGGGTCGCCCCTACAAATGATCGCCGATAAATACGGCCATTCGAAATCTCACATCCACATTAATATCTTAAAAACACTGAAGACGGCTTAAGCCCAGAAAGCTGGCGTTTTAATTCCGTACATGGCGCGAGAGCAGCTTGAGAAAATGGGTCGTTTCCATCCAAAAATCTAAATTCTCAGCGTGTACAGATTTTGACCTATCGCAAAGCGGCGCAGAACGCCGCGCCTTACGGGCATATTCTCTCACAATGTATGGATTGATGGACTGAATGGCAGGGGCATGGAGACTCGAACTCCAGACCTACGGTTTTGGAGACCGTCGCTCTACCAACTGAGCTATACCCCTATAGGCCAAGGATTACTGGTATAAAGCCAAACGCCGAAAATGACAAGTATTTCTTTTGGCGGCATTCAGATTATTAAGAGCGGCCATACGCATCTTCTAAGCGCTCAATATCATCTTCGCGGAGCTGATCGCCTGTTTGCACCTCGATAAATTCAACTATATCATCTGTTTGGTTTGCGATGCGGTGGATTTGGCCGCGTTTTATGAATACGGCCTCGTTATAGCCCTTATCAAATATCTTATCATCCAGCGTAACCGTCCCGATGCCTTTGACAATCGTCCAGTGCTCGTCACGGAATTTGTGACGCTGCAGTGACAGGATTTTACCCGGAAGCACCGTAATGCGCTTTACAATATGCGCATCACCGACATCCAGAACTTCCCAGCGTCCCCATGGCCGATCATCTGCATCGCCGCGTTTATATGTGATTTGATTAGACATTCTTTAAACACCTATCTTTTTTAATATTCATAAATCAATAGTAATAAAAAAAGCCTGATTTTACTATCAGACTTTTTATTTTCAGTTATAAACTTGCTCAATTAAGAAACGCCATAATCCAAAACTGTCCTTAAAGGCTTTTGTGAATGTTTATTTATGGCGTCCAGCCTTACATCTTCCGGATTAAAGCACACCACAGAAAAATCTAGCTCTTGTAACTTGATAAAATTCCTACTTATAACCGCACTAGAAGACGCATCCCAATACAACGACGCTGCATAGCGCTCTGAGTTCGAGTTCTGCCGAGCAGCCTCGAAAGCATCTGCTGCAACACCGTGAATACCGTTTGCCCAATGCACTAAATCATCTTCATCAACAATAATTGCAATTTTTCGACCCATAACAGAATCCTTTTAAAAATTAAATTTAACTGAAATATACATAACACCGCGCAAAAAATATGTCAATAAAACCTTATGGACATCGCTAATTGAAGAATTTTACCAGCAACGTCATCGCAGCATTTATATGTGATTTTACAATCATGTTATAGCTGTATATTTTAACTTCTCTTGCTGGAAAAGTTTCTCAACTGCATCAGGATCAAAACATGCTTCTAGCATCGCCTCTTTCATAGATTTCGTCTTTTGATCAAAATCAACTTCAGAGATAGTCGCCACATCCTTGAACAATCTTGTAATTCGTCCTCTAGCGGCCTTGTCAATATTTTCAGGTATCTTCTGCCCCATTTATAATCCTTTCCAAAACAATAAAAGCCCTGCAACAATAGCAGGGCTTTTGAAATTCGTAAAGTTAGCGTGGATAATTCCTATTCAAGAATTTTACCAACAACGCCGGCGCCGACTGTGCGGCCACCTTCGCGGATCGCGAAACGTAGACCTTCGTCCATCGCAATCGGGGCAATCAACGTCACTTCGAAATTCGCATTATCACCAGGCATAACCATCTCTGTGCCAGCCGGTAATGTAACTTCACCCGTTACGTCCGTTGTACGGAAGTAAAATTGCGGGCGGTAGTTCGCGAAAAACGGCGTATGACGGCCACCTTCGTCTTTGGACAGAATGTAGGCTTCTGCTGTGAACTTTGTGTGCGGTGTGATCGAACCAGGCTTACATAGAACCTGACCACGCTCGACTTCCTCACGCTTTGTGCCACGAAGAAGAACACCGACATTGTCGCCTGCTTCGCCGCTATCCAGTAGCTTGCGGAACATTTCAACGCCTGTACAGACTGTCTTCTGTGTGTCTTTGATACCGACAATTTCAATCTCGTCAGCAACGTTTACAACGCCCTGCTCAATACGGCCAGTCACAACTGTGCCGCGACCGGAAATTGAGAACACATCTTCGATTGGCATCAAGAACGGCTTATCTACTGCGCGATCCGGCTGTGGGATATATGTATCAACAGCCTCAAGCAATGCAGCAATCGCATTCTTGCCAATCTCATCATCGCGGCCTTCAACGGCTGCGAGTGCTGAACCTTTGATGATTGGAATATCATCGCCAGGGAAATCATATTCTGTAAGAAGCTCACGCACTTCCATTTCAACAAGCTCGAGTAGCTCTTCGTCATCAACCTGATCAACTTTGTTCAGGAACACAACAAGCGCAGGAACACCAACCTGACGCGCAAGCAAGATGTGCTCACGTGTCTGTGGCATAGGCCCGTCTGCTGCGTTCACAACAAGAATCGCGCCATCCATCTGCGCCGCGCCTGTAATCATGTTCTTAACATAGTCAGCGTGGCCCGGGCAATCTACGTGTGCGTAGTGACGGTTCTCTGTTTCGTACTCAACGTGCGCTGTTGAAATTGTGATACCGCGCGCTTTTTCTTCTGGCGCTTTATCAATCTTGTCAACACTTTCGCCATCACCGAACTGTAGCGCAATCGCTGCTGTCAATGTTGTCTTTCCATGGTCAACGTGACCAATTGTGCCGATATTACAATGCGGCTTGTTCCGCTCAAACTTTTCCTTACTCATAATAAAATCCTCATTTGTTCGT